TGAAACCCTCCCCTGATCCTACTCAAAAAAGAGGGTTTCAAGAATAAAGTCCCAGACTAAGTAGAAAAGGAGGATTTTTTTAAGAACAATAAATGAAGTATAGAAAGGAAGAAATAAGAGAGGAAGTAAAAGGAAAAGATATATTAACCTTTACAAAAAACCAGGGAAGAATATAGAAATCCAGAAGTAGAAACTAAGAACATTATTGGACTCAGAACATAACTCAGATCGTGCCACCTAAAGTGTCCCAGCTGTGCCTTGTTTCTGATCCGGGAGAGGACGTTACGAAGATTCGGGCCTTGCAGTGGATTCCCGCTTTTGGTCCGAAATACTAATCCAGTTTTCGGGCTTTTCAAATACTGCTTTAGCAACTCCTGACGCAGAACCGGAGACATGTCAATCTCACGTATGGAAGCTGGGGTTTTTGGAGGATGAAACTCAAACCGACTCTCTCCGAATTTCAGACCCCAAATTTTCCCATGCAGGTATGTAACCGCCCTTTTGACATGGATAACGTTTTCTTTCCAGTCGATATCTTCCCATCGGAGCGCTAACAATTCCCCTTGACGTACTCCTGTTAAGACTGCAGTCAAAATCAGAGCCTTCCACCTTTCAGGAGTGTGCTCGATCAGAGCCCGAATTTCTTTAAGGTTGAGAGCCCTACCGCATTTCTTTGGTTTAGGTAGATTGATTCCATGTTCTGGGACTATCTTCAGGTAGCCATCGGCTACTGCAGATCTAAAGATCACTCGAAGAGTCGTGATACTCCCGGTAATGGTCTTGGGAGAAATCCCCTTCTTAAGCCACTGTGAGATCGCCGAGTTAATGTGTGCTGTGGTAATCGAACTCAAATTATAATCACCAAACGCCGGAATGAGGAAATGCTTCAGCTGAAAACGATAATTGTGTATAGAATGGCTCTTATAATTCGGCTTGATCAGATAGGTTTCTTTCCAGAATTCTGCATACTCCCCGAAGGTTGCCTTCTTTATATCTCGGTAAGTCCCTTCATTGATCTCATGACCAACAGAGGTCAGGAATTCCTCAGCGTCCGCTTTCCGCTTGAATGTTTTGGTTTTTAGTCTTCCGTTGATCCGGATCATCGCTTGGTAGGACGTTCCGGTTTTTCCTTTTCGTTTTCTGATTGTTCCTCTTGCCATAATTTCCCTCCAAATTTGGCCTCTGCTGCGCCGATCCCTTCCTGCGATGGATGAGCCGTGTCCGGGAGAGATCGGCGCGCAGGGCCGGGATTTCTGCATCTGTTGCCGTCATTTCACATGGTGCGGGAACTGACGCTGTGCTCTTCTGCTAAGCGGTCGGCGGTTTTCAAGTGGCATTTTTTACCACTTGATTTTCTATCCCCGCCCCATAAGTCGGCGTTCATGCTGCCCCTCTTCCTGTAGCCCGAATCTTGTTCAAAACCTGTTCCAGGTCACCCTTAATCAGTTCGATAATGCAGCCGATTGAGTGCGGGTGTACCGAATCCTTCTCTGCCCGGGCATTGAGTAGAACATCATTCAGCCCAATCAGAGCCCCGGAAATGGTCTGGAGTAAGTAGAGATCCGCTTCGGTGACGACGTAGGTTCTCTTTTGTCCAGTTATCGTATTAAGCATTCCGCACCTCCGCACGCCCCGACAGGGCCTTGTTGATCTCGCCCAGGCTCACCACGAGCGGGTGGAGAATATCACCCGCCATTTCGAACTCGGACGATTCACACAGCAGAATCATGACGCCCTCCAGCGCCTTGAAGATCCGCTGGAACTCGTCTGCCTGGTCCAGAGTCAGAGCGTAGATCCGCTTCGGTTGGTTTGCGGGGTTGATTTGTTCTCTTGCGTCGGATTTGACGCGTAAACTAGGTTCAGCCATGGCACCCTCCTTTCAGGGTGTCGTGGTCAGGCTCCGGGCAGTGCTCCAATCACTGTTCGGGGCCGCTATCCACGAAAAAGGCCTCGGCGCATCCAGAAAGACTGTCAAAGCGCCAAACGATGACAGATGGACACACCAAGGCCCGTTTGATTTTACCACTGGGATTCCAGTCTTTCAGAGTTTCTATCATCGTTTGGCAATTCCGATGATACACCCACTGGCAAGAAAAGCGAAGTAAAAATTCGAGACAGTTAAAGAACTGATAGTGTCTTCGGAAGGTAAGTTGAGGTTTTATGGGTCTCCAGTTTTTGCTACCAAACCCATCTCCAGCAATCTTCCTTTAATTGCGGCAAGAATGTTCTTTCTTGTAAACTCGATACTTTGACCTTCTTCAAAAAAGATTCTAACCTTTTTACCCTTTGGGTTGTATACAAGGGTGGCCCTCCAAACTCTTGACTGTTCAGTTTTTAAAGGACGTCCCAGAAGCCTTACGTTGTAGGGCAGTTCTTCGATCGCTTTATCTATTAGGGCAGCATACTGTTCCCTTCTTGGATCTCCCATGTCCTCCTCCTCGTTCCCAAAGTATCCCCTGATTATACATCCCAGTCAATGGGGCTCTGAATACGGGCTCAACACTTGACTACCCGTGTAGAGCTTCAAGAAAGGTCAATTGGAGGCTGCCTTCACATCGCCCGCGAATACGGCCTGAGAGCCTGCTAATTCACACCTTCCCACCATCTTCAGTCACTTCCATTTCAGGTCCGGATGATATAGAATGCCGAGACGTACATAGAGGACAAAATGGGATAACACTTCGTATCTGACATTTTAACCTTTAATTCATTTGATGCATAATTACAATAATGGATGTTTTTACAGATTTACTAAATTGGGTAATTAGTAACGTCTCAAGATTTCTGGCGGTCCTTTCTACATCGTTACTTATTTACTACTTAGCCTATCCTGAAAAAGCGCAAATTATAGCTGGTCATATATATAAGGCTATTGGATGGGCTGGAACGTACTTTCAAAAAAAATCAGTAGTTAATGACATCTTAGGTCGTTATCAACTTGCTAAAAAAAGGGTGAATGCACAGATTCCTGGCCTCCTAACTGATAAAAAGATCGAGATTGAGTGGGTGAAGCCAAGTTCGATTGAACCGAAATCATTTATGGAGAGCGATAGGATCATCGTGAAGATGGGATACTATCGCGAAAACGCGCTTAATCTTGTAAACGTAATCCATTGCCTAGTGCAAGAACAACACCTGAAACAGTTAAAAAATTATGTTGATAAGCCCCTTGAGGACTCCTTGAATTTGGCACTAACTAAACAGTGTCTGAGTTTGAGCAATAGTAAAGAAGCTCTCAAATTATTCGCAAGGAAAATCTTAAAGAGAGAACTAGAGGCAAAGCCAGAATTGAAGGAGGTCTATCATAAAGTAGAAGCTATTGATCAAATAGGTTTTTTTACCCGAATATTGCTTGCTGAGTTTATCAAAATGGCTTCTGAGTTATTTCCAGAGAAAGTACAACTTCCGAGTATTTTACAGGAATGTGATAAATTTGTCGATTTTCTGCATAACTTTGCTATTCGTGAACCAAAAGAAGACATAAAACTCAGTTTTATAGGAGTTTTTATTTCGGTGAATATAATGTTAGTAGCTAAACAAGATACTCTATCAAAAGGTTATGGACCATACCTTGACCGAATAGAGGAAAGCCTTACGGGAAATGTGAATACAGTCTATATATGTGCTTTTGATAATTTGAGATCCGAAGCGGAAACAGTATCAATTTTAGCCAAAAGAAACTTTGGAGTGAAAATCATCTCCAAAAGTAACTACAGAGCTTTGTATCATGGCCAGGAGCGTAAAGCGATTTGCATAAATGTCCGCTGCTAGATTCGATCAGCAAATAAATAAAGTTTTTGAATGCAACTGATTCGTTCACAACATATTTTTATTTCATCATCAACTGGAAAAACTGAGTAGATATCTTTCTTTTCCAATCTGTCACCGCAAAAATAACAAAGGAGATCCACTTCGTTATCAACATCACAAAGGTTGAGTTTGCATAGAATCTCCTCAAATTCTTTGTCATATGCTGCTTCGATGGTATGTTTCATGATAATTTCTCCGAATACTCTACTTATCGGTCACAGAGAAATCTCCCTTTAGAGTTTAAACACATCGGCCTGAAGAGGTCAAATTGAAACAGTTATTCAGGAAAATCTAAATCCCGGCCACGCAGTGAGGTTGAAGCTGCCGCCGGGTCTGGACGTTGTTCCGGACACCTTCCAGTGGTCCGTGAAGCAACGGGGAAAAAGCAATTTTTAAAAACCCGCTGCTTCAGCATCTATGGAAAAGCACCTTTTCAGGTGCGCCGAAGCGTCCGGATGGTTTTCTCAAGATCTTCGAGGGCCTCGAGTACTTCCAAATCTTCCTGCTTATCCTCTTCTTCAGCCAGTTGATCGAGATAGTCCTGATCCAAGAAGCCGTGTTTCGCTATCAGGCGGGCTTGTTTCCGGGTGAATCCGAAACGCTGCCTGATGGCCGTCTCGAATTCCCGAATGGTCATTCTGACTCCCTGGCGGATCGATTCTCGGCCTTCCGAGCTTTGGATTCTCTCCAGGACTTGATCGAAGGTTTGCAGCCGATCGACCATCCTTTCCTGCAAGGCTTCCCGGGCCAAAACCATCCGGCCGCGACCGAATCCTTCCCGGACTGTCTGAGCCAGCAGCCCGCGACCGCGAGCCACCGATTCGACAAATTCGGAGTGCAGGATATTACAGATCCTCTGCAGCTCTTCCCGGTCTTCCTCGGAGAGGGGTTCGAACGGGTTCGCCTCAGCCTTGTGTTCTCCGGACCGGATCAACGTCCGTTTGATTCCGAGCATCTTGTCCTGTTCGGAATAATCCTCGTGAAGGACAATTACTCCGATCGAACCTACTTCCCCGGAAGGCGTCGCGACGACCTCAGAAGCCGCCGAGGCAATCCAGTAAGCAGCTGACGCTGCTATCGGGTTAGCAACTGCAATCACCGGTTTCTTTGTCCTGGCCGCCATGACCTCATCGGCCACTTCCGGAATGCCGTAAGCGGAGCCGCCAGGGGAATTGATATCCAGGACGATCGATTTCACCTTCGGGTCAGCCGCCGCCTTCTTCACCTGAGCCCGGAGGACCTCCGCAGAGGTTCCTCCGGAAAACTCGGTTAAGAGGTTCATCCGCGGAGCCAGGGTGCCGAATACCGGAATCACGGCTGTTCCTTTCCGGGTGGTCCGATAGGAAGGGGCTTTCTCCCGGTAGATTCCCGCCTTCGGTTCCGGGAGCTCGCCACCGGCAGCCCTTGATTCCAGGAAGGCCGTGATTTCGGCGAGCTTCTCCGGGAGGATCGCCCAAGGCGTCTTTTGAACCGCTCTAATGATGGAACGATACCTACTCATGACAGACTCCCTTCGGGATTAGGACGTGCCGAACTTGAGGATCTTAATCGCGTTGAAATCCGCGACCATTCCACCCGCTCGCCGGTATACGTAAAGGTACACATACGGCTTGTTGGTGAGAGGATCCCGCAGCAACCGGATCCCGGGCCGATCGACGACTAGATATCCCCGGGAGAAATCTCCGAATGCGACCGAGTAAGAGTTCGCCGCGATCGCGGGCATGTCGTCGGCGATTGTAACCGGAAAACCCAGGAGGGTTTCAGGCTGTCCGGCGACCAAGGCCCGTTGCCAGATGTAGTTGTTGTCTGCATCCTTCAGCTTACGGCAGGCTCCCGCCGTGCTTCGATTCATGACGAATCTGGCATTTCGCCAGTAGGGGGTTGCCAAACTGTACACCAAGTCTACCAGATTGTCGGGCGACTGAAAGGCTCCACTGGCGCCAGTGGCGACATACTGGAGAGTTCCCCAATCGCGGCTGTCGTCGGCGTCTGTCGACATGGTGTAAGTCAAAAATCCGCGAGGTTTTTTCTCCCCGTTGCCTGTCACGAAAGCAGCGTTCTCCATTTTGGCGAACTTCGCCGCCACCTTCTGCCTGTACCAGGATTCCAGGTCGAACTGGGCATCATCGATCAGTTTTTGGGTCAGCGCCGGGTTGGCATACATTTCGCGGAGCTCACACCGGTGGATCTTGATATCAGACTTTGAGGTTTCCGGCCTCGATTCCGTTTCTCCCACCCACCCGGCGTCAAAATCATCACCAGGGTCAACCGGTTCCTCGAAGGCATCGCCGTAGGCGATCGATACCACCCGGGAAATCCTCCGAATGTCGGAGAGCTCGACCAATGAGGTTCGGATATTCGGCGAGAGGAAGGGCATCACGAAGTAGCCGCCTTCGGGGTCCACTCCGACCTGGCCGGCTGCCGCCGGCTCTCTGCCGGCAGAAAGCATATCGGCAAAAGCAGACTCGGAACCTTCCCGGACGTACGCCTTGAAGCTGCGGTTGAATTCCACCGAGGCGGGTGTGATGCTGTTCCTTGGTTCAGACCTCCTGGAAGCTCCGAGCAGCCGCTGCTGGTCCAATTTGGCTTCCAGATCGCTCTGCCGTTTCTTCAGCTGGTGAAGTTCGTCTTCGTTATCAGCGCTGAGCTCTTGGAGTTGATCCTTGATTTCAGCAATTCGTTTTGTGATTTCATCCATGGTTCAAATATCCTCCAGGCCTGGTAGCCAGGCCGAAAAAAGCACACGTTGTTTGTTAAATGGAAAACAAACCGTCGGCGTTTTGCATCCCACAAAACGGTAGGCGGGGTTTCGAGGCATCCTGTGTGAACCGCTTCCTGCAGGTTCCAAACCGGTTTGCGCTGCATCCCGCAGCGGTATCCCGGTAAGGGATTGCGACGAAACAGGTTTCATTTTATCGCGCCTCACTGTCAATTTAAGGCTGCCTGCTGGAGCTTGCGGATTTCCTTTTCGGCCTCTTCCGCATACTGCTTCAGCCATTTCAAGGTTTGTTCCGGTCCGTAGATTTCGGAAAATTCCTTTACGGCAGCCGCCATCAACGCCGTTGCAGCCAGGCCGCGATCGGAAAGCTGTTTTCCGATTTTGCGGCAAAGATCGCGGTATCCTTGCGTATAGAGGTATAAAAGCTCTTTCTCTTGTTCCCTGGTCATTTCTTACCTCACTTTCTCCCTGTGATTCCGTTGTTACTGAATGGATTCTTCGGCTTATTTCCTTCAGGTGTCAGATTTCCTTCAGGCGTATCGAAAAAGTCCCTGGCCAGTCTCTGAAGGACACTCACCAGGGAAGCCTTCGGCTGAATTCCCTTGTTATAAAGGTCGATAATTGCAGCTTCCAGGGCGCAATATTGAGCCAGCATCGATTCAAATCCTGCAACCGCCTGGCCTCGCGCCTTATACTTCGCAACCTTTCTTTCCCAGATCTTCGAGGCCCGGCCTTTCAGCCAGTCTGGTTTCTCAGGTTCCCCTTCGAGCTCCCGGAAAGCCGGTTCGAAACTGGTCCGGTCCTTCCGGAAGGTTCCTTCAAGGACTTTCGCCGACTTCGGTTTTCGTTTGTTGGGCATCGATTGAGAATCTCCGAATTGCTGAAATGACAGCGCAAAACTCCGACCTCGAGCGCGGTCTTGGTGGAGCGGCTCCAAGGATCGGACGCCCCTTCCCCTTTCACGTCTTACCGCTACTTTCCCTTTCTAAGAGAGGGGAATCCCTCACCATTCAGCAGGGCTATGCAGGCGCGATAAGCGACCGGATCCCTTTGTTGGAGTTTCTCCAGCGCTTGCTCGGCTGTGAGCTCTGGTTCCTCTTTCCATACGGAACCGATGTGGCTGAGGAAAGTTTGTTCCCACATTAAAAGCTCAATCTCCCGGTTAATGTAACTTTCCAGGTCTTTTCCGTATTGCTCGAACTCTTCCAAGGTCATCCGATCATTTGCTTTCGGCATCGGTCGGAGAGCCAGAGCCTCCCGAAAAATCCTCCAATTAACTCTTAGTTCGCCCATAGGTGCACTTTCTTAAAGATGGGACAATCCTTTGACTTTTCCCACGGAGCAGAGTTAATCTCTTCGATGTTATGTATCCAAATCATTACTTCTCTTTGTTCCCCCCTTTTCCGAGAAATAACAAAGTATTTGTCGCTATGAGCTTTGATCCTCAGTTCACGAGAAGGTGGGATGAAGTTCTCAAACCCGCAATCAGTCGAGTAAGGTTACGCGATCAACCTTTAGAGCCTCATCGAGTTGATGCTCGACGAATCAGCGATTCAATTCTGACTGAAATACTTGGAGAGATATCTTCTTGTAGGTTGATCATAGCCGATATCTCCACTATTGGTTATCTTGAATCTAAACCCATCCGTAATGCAAATGTATTGTACGAAGTAGGATTGGCGCAAGCATGCCGACTTCCTGAAGAAGTATTATTATTTCGTTCGGATTCGGATGAGATACTTTTTGACTTATCCAATGTACGATTAAATAAATATTCCCCAGAGGAGAATCCAGAAGAAGCCATAAACATAGTCACAAATGGAATAGTGGATTCTTTGAGAGAATTAGATTTGTCAAGACACTTGACCGTTAAAAATATTGCGGAATCATTAGATGTTTCGTGTTTGAATGAAATTATCTTTGCTATTTACTATCGTTCCTTACATCATTATCCAAGTAAAACAATGGGACAAGTACTAAGTAATAGTGCAAGAAACAACGCCATTTCCCAGCTTCTTGCAATGGGTGTATTGCAAACTGAATATATGATGATGTCCGCTGAATTATTAGATCCTAATTCTGAGGATGACTCCTGGAAAGATACTGTTCGATATAGGCTAACGGATCTTGGTACACAAGTGTTTATTCACATACTTAAAAAAATTTATAATCCTTCTTAAAAAAATGTATTCCTCGACCTAAGTAAAAAAATAGAGCCCTCATTAAGAAAGGAACTGGAGGATCTGTTGTTAAAATTGGGATTGGTGATTTAAGAGTGTCCGCTCATCCCATTACCTCCCATACCAGGCATCGAGCACCAGGCCGTAGATCTCATCCGGAATATCTTCTTCTCCAGTAAAGGGGTCTCCCCGCTCTTTCGGTGGGTTGAATTCACCTTTATGGATCACCTGGCCTTGATAAATGACTTGCCATCCGACAACTAAACCGTTCGACGTGCTCAGGAAACTCACTTCCGGTTTCTTGGGTTCCAGTTCCTTTTTGATCACCCGGGCCGCTTCAGCCTTGCCATAGTTCTCTTTCACCTGGTCGTAAAGCGGCTGAAGATTGGGATTCTCCCTCAGGGCAACTCTGATCCATTCGTCGTCGAAGTCTGAAAGCCGGTTTTGATCGCCCTGAACTCGATCGAAATGAAACTGGAAGCTCTTGGCGAAGTAGTCCACGAAATGGATGTCCGGCCTTCTCCTGGCTGCCGGGATCGCATCTTTCACCAGGGACGCTAGAGTTTCGTCGTCGATCTCCTCCAGCTGCTGTAGGAAGTTTCTGAGGTCGTCTTTCTTGAATCGTGGGAAGATGAGCTTGTTTCCAGCTTCCTGGAGATAGGTTTCTTCAACGACAGACAGAAGGCGGGAAACGCGGTCGTTTTCCCCTGGTCTTGTCTTGTTCTCCTCAGGTGTCGAGTTCTCCTCCCTCTCTATTTCTGAGCTATCTATTAAATTCTTATCTATGGTGGTGTCACTGTAGTGCCCTGTTGACTGTGCACTATAGTGACACTCAGAGTGCAACTGGAGTGCACTGTTACTGTGCACTGGGGTGCACCTTGACTGTGCACCAGAGAGCATAGTTAGATTCACTTTCCATTTCCCAGGCCTGCGTTTTTTCGGTGGTTCGAGTTGAGTTATGAATCCCTTCTTTCGAAGTTCACTCAGTCCCTTCCGAATTGCCGTCCTGGAAATGCTGGTACGCTTTTCGATCTGAGACAGAGAGATGAAGTCACCCTCGTGTTTGTCTTTCCACCCGATCGTTAAGCGGATCAAAACAATTAGGACTTTGAGCGCCGCTCCGGTTAGGTTGGAAAGGCCGAGAGCGTCCAGCAGTTCATTAGGAATGAAGGCCGAAGATTTACGTTTTCCCATCGGCCCATCCTTCAAGCTACAGGCCGTGGCCTCATGGTCGAGTGTTCCACCTTCTGGCGTTTCAGGTAGGCGTGAATGTCCTCCTCCCGGAACCGCAGGTGCTTCCCCACCTTGTAGTAAGGGAAAGGTAGGTTGCGGTAATGGATCTGTTGATAGATCCAAGATTTTGGCACATTCAGAATGTTAATTACTTCTTCGGTTGTCAGTAGGCGTGACATGGAAAAACTCCTTTTTGGCAACTTTTTGGCAACTTTTGGTCTGAAAAACGGGCAAAAATACCAAAAAAGGGAAGCCGCCAGGAATTGGCGTAACTCCCCTAATTTCAATTGGATATATACTAAACTAAACTCACCAAAAAGCCCAGACTTTGTAATGCGTCCCGACGGAATGCATCTTCTCCAGAACCAGATCCTCCGGCAGGTAAAACCTCGGAAACAGGTACGGAAGGCCGTCCTTCAAAAACAGGAGTAGA